TAGTAGCGTCCCAAAAAAAGTTACTTGAACCTGTTATGCTTGTATCTCCATTAAAATACGCTACTCTGCCACTTGCACTTATACCTGTTATCGGATTGGTTAAAGCGTTCTGCTTATTGTTAAAAGTAGTCCAATCAGTAGAACTTAAAGCACCTCTATTCGTTGCACTCGCAGTAGGTACGTTTAAAGTAATTACAGGGGTTGTTGTTCCGTTTGCAACAGTTGAGCTTAAATCAGTTCCAGAAGTTCCGATTGTTAAAGCAGCTACACTCGTTACTGTTCCTACACTCCAAGTTCTGTTAGCACTTAAATCAAATGTAGTACCATTGATTGTTAATGTTCTACTTGTTGGAACTCCACCTAGTCCTGCTAATGTATAGTTAGGAATGTTTAAAGTAGCATCTACTAAGGTAGAAGCACCACTTGAACCCGTTGTTGTTAAAGTTAAAGCGTTTTGTTTATTATTGAACGTAGTCCAATCTGCACTTGCCAAAGCACCGCGATTAGTAGCCGAAGCCGTAGGTAGATTAAAAGTATGTGTAGCACTTGCACTAGCTATGTTAAAATCAGTTCCGCTTGTACCTGTCGCTAAGTATTGTACTTGTGCAGTCAAGCCATTTAAAGCCGTTAAGCCTGTTGTGAACGTAGTAATAACTTGACAAAGTGTGTTGTTCTCTGTGTGTAGAGTAATCGTTCTACCTGCCGTAGTAACATAGATGCGAATAGCTAACCTATCCGTTAAAGTTAAAGTTGTTTGCGGAACTGCTAAGGCACTAAAATAAGCCTCTATGTTCGTTGCATCATTAATTAACTTAGGGCTTGTGCTATTAGAAGCAATTAGTGTAAAATTAGTTCCGTCGTATTTATACAACTCAATATAAAAAGTTGGACTACCACCACCGCTTGAAGCCTCAAAATATGTTTCAAAATTAAAGTTTCCGGCAGGAATATTCAATAAAGCAGGGTCGTTAGCATCAGTTAAAAATGATGCAATATATCCGTTTGAGCTTGTAGTAAAATCTGTACCTGCTCCGATAATAGGGGTCTTATTCATTTCGTAATAAGTAACACCGCCTATTGTACCTTGATTGATAGAGCCGTTTAAATAGTAAGAAACAGAAGCACCACCACCACCACCATTTGTAGGTAAGGTAGCTAATTGACCATCGCCTCGCACATACTGAGTAGCGTTACCTGCAAAAGCAAATGCCAACGTGCCTGATGTAACGATAGGAGAACCACTTATCGAAACGCTATTTCCTGTAATAGATGCAGCTACACTTGTTACAGTACCCACCGCACCGCTTGAACGCTGCCATATAGTTCCTGAATAAATCACATAATCGCCTACTGCAAAACTAATCGGACCAGCCCCAAAGTTTACTGTTCCGGCTACATTACAAATATAAACGTCTCCTGTGTCTCCTGTTCCGTTTGCAAGTGTAGGTGTGTTAGTCGCTGCATTCCAAGTTCCCTTATATTCCATAATTGAACTAGGTAGCTGACTGATAGGTACTTTACCTAAACTATCCAAAGAAGCATAGCCATTAGCGTTGCCCTTCTCACTTCTTAGCTGATAAGTATCTAACAAAGCTTGTGAAGGGAATACTTCGGTATAAGCAGAGCCAGACCATAAGTAAAGTTTCTGGGTGTCTTTGGCGCAATAAATAACGTTAATATCGCCAGTCACGGGGAAGGCTGCAAGGTTAGTATAAAAGCTAACTGCACCGCTAAAAATAGCCCCTAATTGCGCAATAGTAATCTTCTTACTTACTCCGGTTGTCGGGTCACCTATAATAGTTAAATCTGTACTCTCAGGAGCTAACTCAGTAGCTAATTGGTTAATCTTTTTGCCTATCATTCTGTATAATTATAGATGCTCGGAACTTGGCATCGGTCATTTAAGTATGGTAATTCCATTGTTATATCTATCTTAACTCCGGCAAGATAGTCAGGGTCGCTTTCGGTAAAATAAGTCATAGGTGCAGTTTCGCCAATATCCCATATAGCTTTGGGGTATCTTAACTGCGCTACTATATCCTGACCTACTAATGTCATATCAGACAAAACTTCCGTTTCGTTGCTCTCTTCCATTAGCATTCTATCCATAAAATAAAGGCTAAAATTATAAGTAATATTTTTAGCGTTTATAGTTGCACCCGTTAAAGTGTAGAACATAGCCGGATAAGTTACCTCTCCGTTGCTTAAACGTTCCCACACATCTCCGAAGTAAACAAAATTAATTTGTTCGTGGTCGTTTCCGAGTGTCGTTATTTGTTTGACGATTTGGTTTAGGCTTAGGCTCATTCTTAATTTTTTCTAAATAAACACGCAGTTTATTTTGGTTCTTTATTGTTGTTACTTTGCTCATATTTAACAGTCGCTACAACCTCTGTTTCCTTGATATAACTCCTCAAAGCTCTTACCTGCACAGCAATCAAAATCACCTAACCAGATGCTAGTTGTGTAAGCATCGTTCTCAGGGTGGATTGCATCAATGCCGCTTCCCGGATTCAAGTACTCAGGGTAAAGTGTAGAATATTCTTTTAAGTATTTAATCATTCTCTGCTTGTAGAACTCAGCTCTTGTCTTGTATCTATTAGCTACATCAATCATGTCTTGCATAGACGGGTTCTCGGTATTCTCGCCACCCTTCCTTAACAAGCCTTTGTTATAGAACTGATAAGATAAACCCATTGGAAGCTCACTAAGTACATAATGCACCAAAGTATCTGCTATGTATTGGTCTAATAAAATAACTTCATTAGCGTTTAAATTGTTCGCTGTTATCCCTGCTTGTAGTCTGTTATATAAAGCACTACCAAGCGCAGGAAGTATATAAATATCCTGAGCAGTTTTAATCTCAGGTAATACAAGTTTCTCGTCTACGTTAGCGTGTAAGCCAGACCTATCTTTTATATTCTGTACGCTTATAAATAATGTGTTTAAGCTCATCTTTATTTTCTTTTAACTATGTTTGAACGCCACTCGTGTCTGCAACTTGGAGAATGTGTATTTGTACCCGGCTTAGTATACCAGCCGCCTCTTCTATCCCATACGCTATAACCTAATCTAGCACTCATTTGCTCTATCTCGCTACGGGTATAAAACTTATTAGCAGTAACTAAATATTTGCAAAAAGGTCTGCTTGTATCTAAATCGCCATCATTAAATCCTGCCTTCCACTCATAGCTATATCTAATTAAAATCTGAGTAGTCTCAGGCTTTATAGCTTCTACAATTTTGCTTATAGGCTGAGTTAATTGTCTCTCAATAATTATATTGCTATCAATCCCTTTGCCTTGCTTTACTTCGGTAGTCTTAATAAACCCCTTCTCGATTAAAATATCAATAACACGCTTAACTGCTCCTACATCTTCCTTCAAAGTGTCAGCAATTACTTCTGGGGTAATTCTCTTATCCTTAACAATTAAATCTAAAATATTAGATTGTAACTGCGTTACATCTGCAAAAGCCTGATAGTCCTCATCATCGCTAAATCTTGTTTTGCTTTTAAGAACTTCATAAGCAGTTCTGTCATCTCCGAACTCAAAAAAAACTTGATAATCTTCCTCACTAAATTCTAACTCCTCACTTCCAAGCCAAGTACTAACTTCTTCATCAGTTAAAGCATATCCTGCTTTTAACATAGCAGTAGCTTGTTCTCTGCTTATCTTACCCTTGTTAAATTCTCTAATGATACGCTGCATATTTTGCCACTCACGACCCTTTAAGCCTTTAATATGCTCATTAACATTTAAAGGACTTGCTGACATTGGTTGCTCTGTTTCAAGAGGCAAATTGTACTGAGTAGGGTCTATTCCTAACTTCTCTAAAATCCATTGTTTTGGTGCTACCTGTAAAATAACATTCTCACTAAAATCAATTCCGATAGGGTCTACCGGCTGCAACTTTAACTCTACTGTTACTCCTGCATACTGACCGAGCATATTAAATACACCCTCAATCTGCATTTGCTTATATCTAACATAAGTATTGTTAAATATCTCGTAGCTATCTCGCATCTGTTGGCGGTTGCCTAATTGACCCGGTGTTGCTATACCGAACAAGTCAGGGCTTGTAATCTGGTGTCCGCTAAATATGTTAGTTTGAATTAACTCATCTACTCTACTAAAATCTTCTTTGGTTAAATCACTCGCACCTAAATCATCAACAATAGGCTTTCTAGTTGCATCGTTTACAAAAGCAAGTAAATACTTTTTGCCGTCTGCACCTGTGTACATATTATCGAACTGTCTGCTAACTGCACGTTTCTCATCAGGGCTTGGCTCTCCGTTTGGTAATGTAATAAGTTTACTAGCAGAAAACCCGGTCTGAGCATTTCCTAAAACATGCTTACTTACTTCTACATCACTCTCAATGTAGTTAAGCGCACCGAAATAACCCGGAAGGCTATAAACGTTCATTCCCGGTCTGTATTCCTTTACATAAAGTATCTGCACTCCTTGTGGGTTAGCAGGGTTAAACGCATTGTATACCTCAGCTTTTTCTTGATTGCGTGTAGCCTTCCAGTCTTCCTTATACCAAAACTGAGTGTTGTCTTTGTTAGTTCTAATTTTTGTATAATCACAATGCCATAACTCAGCAATCTGTGCGCCCATTACACTCCATATAACTTGAATGTAAGCACCGCCAAACAACTCTAAGTCCAAAGCAACCTTTTTAGTCAAATCATTAAGGGTCTCTTCTCTATTTACCTTCTTAACAATAGCCTCTTCGCCTACCCATCCGTTCCCTACAATGTAGTTTACTTTGCCTCTAATGATAGCGTTGTGCTTTGCTGATTTGTTAAATAGGTCTAATAGGTATTGCGGATAGTCATTGTTTTGACCATACTGCATATAACCTTCGCCTTTTTTCTCTTTATATTCTGGTTGCTTTGCTTCCGCAAATGTCAATACTTGTATTTCCATTATTGTCTAATTGTGAATGTGCTTGTCGTTTCGTATTCTGTGAATGATATAGTAGTTCCCGTTAGCTCCATTATGCCGGTTTCTAGCAGGTTTAAGCCTGTCGGGTCTGTATTAGTAGTACTTGCTTGCTCGTAAATTGTATAGGTGTATTGACCGTTTAAAGCCGTATTAAAGAAGCTATTTACAACAATAGTGAACTCGTTATAACGTTCTTTGTATGGACTTATGTCTGTGTTGTTTAGCCTTACAAATTTTATGTCCGTGTTCGTGCTTCTATTCTCAAAAATGAATAAATAGTTCGGACTTGTTAAAAGCTGCTTATCAGTCAAGGTAAGTATTATATTTTGGGTTTGCCCCTTGTTTAGTCTTATCACAACTATAAATATAAAGTAACACGATTGTTTGCAAAATAAAAAACCCCCGCCTAATTAAAGACGAGGGCATCTATATACAAAACCAAAACAACCTAAGTTCCCGGTGTCATTAAAGCTGCTGCAATATTTGAAGCAACAGCCGGAGCCATAGCAGCTTCCGCACCTGTGAAGGTTAAAGTGTAACCACTTCTATCTCCTTCGGCAGTTCCTGTACCACTATTTCCAGCAGTAAGGTCTAAGCCTCTTGTTTTTCCTAAGTACCAGAATAAGCCATTGTTATCTTTGGCTACTGCTACTAATGTGTTTTGAGCTAATAACAAGATTTCGTTTCTTGTGTTCGCTTGTAATTTGTTTAATACTATGGTCAATTCAGGAGCATAAAAGACAGTCCCGTTTTGTACGTTTGCATTAACATTCTCAACGAATTGAGAAGTGCCTTTAACAAGCTCGTACTTATAGAACTTCTTGCCAGATGCTTTTACAAGAGCGGTGATTACACCACTTGCTTCTGTTGTAGAAGTAACATCTGCTGCTGCTATGAAATAAACCTCAGTAATACCACCTAAACTGTCTTTACAATCTA